TTATAGGAGCGAATCATGAGTTTAAAACCATATAAAGTAATAGCCACAGTAGAGTACACACAAGAGATCGAAGCTGAGAATCTATTAGAAGCATTAGATATAGGTAGGGGATTAGGGGACTCAATGCGTGTTAACGGTGGGTATACCCCGTCGCTATTTGATGAGTGGGAAGTTGAGCATATCAACATAGATGCCGGTGAACTTATACCACGAGCGAACGATAAGAACACATAAGCAACTATCACCATAGGAGCGAACATGAAAGATGCTTTGGAGCTTGAGCGGGAAAGGCATAAGAAATACCGAGAAAAAAACAAAGAGGCGATAAATATTAGACGTAGGAAAGCCTATCAAAAAAATAAAGACTTATTGTTAGCTAAAGCAAAAATGTATCGGGAGGAAAACAAAGAAAAACTACAAGAGTATGACAAACAATATAAGGAACAAAACAAAGAAGAGATAAGAATACGTAGAAAAGAATCAGATACACAATATTATTTAGCCCATAAAGAGCAATCAAGAGAAGCGAATAGAAGATACCGAGATCGTAATAGAGAAAAAATACGGGCGGATGCAAAAATGCGGAAAGTATGGCGGTCTAAAGGAGGTACAAAACCAAAGTGGTTTGAAGAAGAAAAATATAAAGTACGTCTTGTGTACGAAAAAGCAAAAGAGTTTGGATTCCATGTAGACCACATAGTGCCTTTACGTTCTAACAGAGTGTGTGGATTACATACGTGGGCTAACTTACAGCTACTTGACCCTGAGTTAAATCTGTCTAAGGGTAATCGTCATTGGCCTGATATGCCTACACCGGAATAAAATTTATTATGAAAACATTAACAATAGACTTTGAAACATACTACGACAAACAGTATTCGTTATCTAAACTAACTACCGAAGCATACATACGTGATGACCAGTTTGAGGTTATTGGCGTAGCAGTAAAACAATCAGGGGGAGAAACTCAATGGTTCAGTGGTACTAAACAAAAGACCAAAGAGTTTCTAAATTCTTTTGATTGGGGTGACTCACTAGCTATAGCGCACAATGCTATGTTTGATATGGCGATTCTTTCGTGGCACTTTGATATCAAACCCAAGATGATTGCGGATACCTTGTCTATGTCTAGGGCGATACATACTGTTGAGGTAGGAGGTAGCCTTAAAGCGCTATGCGAATACTATCATCTGGGTGCTAAAGGTAACGAAGTAGGCAATGCGCTAGGTAAACGCCGTATAGATTTTGATGACGATAGCTTAGCTAGGTATGCAGAGTATTGCATACAGGATGTTGACCTTACTGAGAAACTATTTGGTGTGTTACTACCGAATATAAACAAGACAGAAGCAAAGCTAATCGACCTTACACTACGTATGTTTACTGAGCCAGTAATTGAGCTAGACACAGCGGTATTGGATACGCACTTAGAAGCAGTAAAAAAGAAGAAAGCCGAGTTGATGGCTAAGATCGACGTAGATCGTAAAGAAATTATGAGCAACCCGAAGTTTGCTGAGTTACTAAAAGAACAAGGGGTAGTACCACCCATGAAGATTAGTCCTGCTAACGGGAAAGAAACATTTGCATTTGCTAAATCTGATGAAGAGTTTAGAGCATTACTTGAACATCCAAACACTACAGTACAAGCCCTTGTGTCTGCTAGGTTAGGTGTAAAGTCCACCATTGAAGAAACTAGAACTGAGCGGTTTATCAATATCGCTATGCGTGGCACGATGCCAATACCCCTACGTTACTACGCGGCTCATACTGGTAGGTGGGGAGGGGACGACAAGGTGAACATGCAAAACCTACCTCGTAACTCACCACTTAAAGACGCGCTTTGTACGCCAGAAGGTTACACCATGATTGACTGTGACTTATCGCAGATTGAAGCACGTACTCTTGCATGGCTAGCAGATCAGCACGACTTAGTAGATGCGTTTGATCGAGGGGATGATGTGTACAAGATTATGGCTAGTAGCATATATGGTAAGCCTGTAGATCAGATTGACAAGGGTGAACGTTTTGTTGGTAAGACTACAATTCTTGGTGCGGGTTATGGCATGGGTGCGATGAAGTTTCAGACTCAACTTAAAAACTTTGGTGTAGAGCTAGATGAGGATGAGTGCAAACGTATTATTTCGGTTTACCGCGAAACGTACCAGTGGATACCTATGTTATGGCGAAGTGCCAATGACGTATTGGAAGGTATCATGGATGGTGCGGGTGCTTTGTTCGGCAAACATGGTGTTCTATATGTAGATGAGAAGGGTATACGACTGCCAAACAACTTACATATTAAGTACCCAAACTTACGTAGGCAAGATACAGAAGAAGGAAAGACGGAGATTGTGTACGACACACGTAAGGGTAGAACAGTTATTGCTAACCGAATATATGGTGGGAAGGTTGTTGAGAATGTGTGTCAGGCTTTGGCACGTATCGTTATCGGCGATCAGTTAATTGGTATTGCTAAGAAGTACAAGGTAGTTATGACTGTGCATGATGCTATTGCATGTATTGTGCCTAACGAAGAAGTAGAAGAAGCAAAGAAGTTTGTAGAGAAAGTAATGAAGACACGCCCTACTTGGGCACAAGAATTACCCCTTGATTGTGAGGCTTTTGATGGAAAAACTTATGGGAGTTGTAAATGATTGAGCATGTTGATTGGAGTGAGCATTTTTTACAGGTTAATAAGCACTTAAGAGAAGTGCAAGACTTGATGAATGAAAAGAAGTACGGAGAGGCAAAGAAGAAAGTTATAGACTTAGTTGCAGATGGAATTCTATTGCGTCATGCTATTACATTAGAAGAAGATAAATGGAAAAAATAGGAGGGGTAAATGTTTTTCTTTAAGAAGAAGTCCTTAACGATTGATTGTTTTACAGCAGTTGAGGGCGCGTTTAAATTTGCTAAACCAAAACATTCGGCGGAGTTTGTGCCTGAGTGGTGGAAAGAGTTGCCCAAGACGTACACCGCTAAAAATGGTTTTTGGCCTATCCCTACGGTGCGTAGATGTAGTGGAATTATAGACCTATACCAAAAGGGAATTATGCTATCTGCTTGGTGTGACGTAGCAATTAGTATAGGTGCAAAAGGTACAGAGGAATACCAGTGGCAGTTTTCAGACCCTAAACATAATGCGACAACCCATGAAAACGAACAGATAGGATCACACTTTAACAGTAAGGAGTTTGCGCATTTAAAGTTATCTTCGCCGTGGGCGTTTAAGTGTAACGAATCCGTTGACTGGTTATGGCAAGACCCTACGTGGAACACGTTACCAAACTACAATTATAAAATTTTACCTGGAATTGTAGAGTTTAAATGGCAACACGCGACCAATGTCAATATGATTTTCAGACGCAAAGAAGAAAAATATACACACACTATACGGTACAAGACACCTTTAGCGCAATTAATACCTTTAGTGCACGACAGAAAGATAAAACTTAAATACCATCATGTATCTGAGCAAGAATTTGCTTCGTTTTTTAACACAAGTTGCGCCGCCCCGACGACTTTTTCCGATATATACAGAAAAAAAAGGGGGTGTCCATTTTGAACGAAGATAAAAGACCATCGGTAATGATTGCAACCCCGATGTATGGGGGTATGTGTACAGGTGGTTATGCACTTAGTCTATTGGGTGCATGGCAAACACTAACGCAACTTAAATGTGAAACTTATATAGCGACATTGATGAATGAAAGTTTGATTACTCGTGGGCGTAACGACTTGGCTAGGATGTTCCTCGAACGTGGTGCTGATTACTTGATGTTTATTGATGCGGACATTACATTCCCTAAGGACGCTATCCCTACTCTATTACTAGCAGATAAAGACGTAGTGTGTGGCGTGTACTCAAAGAAAGAGATCGCCTGGGATTCTGTATCTAAAGCGGCAAAGGCGGGAAAAGATAACTTAACAGAGTACAGCGGTTCTTTTGTTCTTAACATGATGGGAGCGCAAGGTGAACATGCAGAAGTAGATGAGTCAGGTGTTATTGAGGTACGACATGGCGGTACAGGCTTCATGCTAATCAAACGCAGTGTACTTGAGAAGTTAAAAGATCATGTGCCTACGTACAGACGTACATCCTTTAGAGATCAAGAAACTGGGGAGTATATTCACCCAGTGACCCATCAGTTCTTTGATACAAGCATTGACTCCACAGGAGCCTTACTATCAGAGGACTACCACTTCTGTGAGTTATGGCGAAAACATGGCGGTCAAGTTTATGCGCACCCAACGATCAAGTTAGACCATACAGGTACGTACGTATTCGGAGGAGACTTAATGAAATCAGGAGGGCAATTAGCATGACGGAAGAAGAAATGAACGGCAAAACAATTTACGACTCGTTGGATAATTCAGTAGGTTCATCAAGCCATAAAAGACAAGTTGGTGGCGATCACTATATGAACATGGGGCTACAGCCTTGGAAGGCTATGAAATCTTGGATGTCCGAGGAGGAGTTTAAAGGCTTTCTTCGTGGCAACATCATCAAGTATGTCGCTCGATGTTGGGATAAGAACGGTGTTGAGGACTTAAAAAAGGCATCTCACTACCTAGAAAAGCTAATTGAAGAGGTAGAAAAATAAGGTACATACTAAGTCCGCATTTATTTTGGGCATGTGCTAGCAGATGACTATTTAGGTACATACTAAGTCCGTACAAAGACATAAATATGTGATATAAATATATTTGGTTAATAATCACAAGGTTAAGTATGTCAACTGCATGGTCTTATTCGTCAATTAAAACATTTGAACAGTGCC